CTGCGCTCTCGGAGGATGACCTCCGAGCGTTTCTCGACTTACCATCGAGTTACGGTAGCGAACTAGCGAGGATTACAAATCTCGCTGTGACAAAAGCTCATGCGAACGCAAGTTCGGCTGAGTTTGTGGCACCTATGTTCGTGGCGGAAGGCAACAAAACTGTCCAGTCACTCTACAGTATTTCGCGGAGAGCCTTAAAGATATTTCGGGCCGCTAAGCGGCTTGATTTGAAATATCTGAGGCGTCAAATCTCCAAGAAAGAACTAGCTGACCGGTACATGGAGTTGCGGTATGCGATTAGACCCTTAATGATAGACGCCAACAATGTTGTTGCTGCCGTGGAAGAATCCAGGCACTTCAATCATACCCGGCGCACTTCCAGAGGGTACCAATCGTACGAATGCGAGGACGACGACACAATACCGTTTATAGCCTGGTCTACCTCCGCAAGCGGAGATATTATCCGGACTGTTAACGCAAAAGTCACTGTTCGAGCAGGAGTCTTGTCTGATTTTACTACCTCCGCACTTTCTGTGTGGGGGGCGGACCAAATCTTAGAAACTATTCTGGAGGTAACTCCATGGAGTTTCGTTGTGAACTGGTTCGTAAATCTTCAAGACTACGTTGGCGCCTGGACACCTTCTTTGGGTGTACAGGAGCTCGCCTCGTGGGCGACGATCGAATCGGTCGTTACCCAGGAAAATCGCGTGGATTCTTTGACTTCGACGTTCAGTGGGTACAATGTTGAGAATACTCTCAGCGTGAAGACTTCTAAGAAGCTCATCACTACCACCAAACGACGGGTCAGGAATCCTTCCCTGAGTCTCTATCCTCAATTTAACCTGAGGCTGGACGGCTTTAAACTTTTAGACCTTGCCATCATGACTAGACGCTTCCTATAACGGAAGTATCGAGCCCGCTGATGAGCGCAAAGTACAAGGAGTAAATCCATGCAACCGAATGAGATCACGTTTAACGTCGATGTTCTTAACGACGGCAACACAACCCCACAGGTGTACAAGCGGTTCGACCAAGTCGGTAACCGCTCTGTGTATCATGGCGCAAGTCATGCTGCAGACCTGCGTGACGCGATTAATCTTTATCGCTCACCTGCCACGAAAAACGGTAACTTCCGCGGTGTTCAAAAAACCGCAATCAAAGTTACTCGCGACAAGCTGGTCCCCGGAGTAGACAGCACTACAACGCTGACTTCCCCGATGATTGGCGACATCAGTTTTTCTTTGCCACTCGGCGTAACAGCTGCGGACGTTCTTGAACTCCGCCAGCTTATTATCGCCGCCCTGGACGTCGATGCTATTATGGATGCACTCAACTTGCAGCTGGAGATCTAGCATGGTAGATTTTAGCGTTCTGACGAACGCAATTCAAACCATTGCTAGCTTCATTGCTGACGGCTATTACGCTGTTTCCACAGCGTTTCTAGCTATCGTTGCGACTTTTGAGGGGTTAAACCCCTTACTTTAAGTCTAAAGTGTAAACCCAAATACATCGGAGTTTCGCATGAAAAATACGAAGTCCAGGCAACAACGGGGTGTGAGGGAGAACCTCACACCCAACCTCCCAGAAGATTATCCCTGGAAGGTGTTGGGCAAGCTGCACAAAGACCTAAACCACCTCCTTAGTGACAACGAGAATTCTAGGCTGTTATCCATAGTGCGAAATCGCAACTATGACGACTACCTAGCGTTGTCTGAGGAATGGGGTCCACAGAGTATGATCCCTGTTGGGGGCAGCGTCGCGCGTATGCGCGCGTTGTACCAGGTGTCGTCTTTAATCAAAAAGTTCCGTTTTCCCTCCGATGACGCTGCGCGCAAGCTCGAGGCCACTAAGAAGTTCATGGCCGCTGAGTCTGCGTGTGCCCATTACAACCGATCAGGTTGGATGGGTGTTGCTAATCCGGAGGACGAACGCATGTGCAACGTATTTACATACGCGCGCATGTTTTTGATTAAGGTGTTGGGACACGAAATCCCAGCCTTCGACAAATTGACGCATTGGTCACGTCATGGACCGGGTGCGAACCTAGACACTAAAAACGGCAAAAGCTCCCTATACTTCAAGTATAGTGAGTGGCCGTACTCGTGTACAAAGGCCGCATCCCGAGAAGCCCGATCTGCCATACAGGCCGACCGGAGATGGTTAGGTGCACTTGAGGACAGTTACAGGCAAAGGCACAATGTGCCCGCCCACGCCATTCTCGACCAAAGTGCATTCTGGTCATCAGTTATCCGAGAGGTACCTGGCAATCGTATCGCCTTCGTACCGAAGAACACTCAGACTGATCGTTCTATAGCGATC